CAGTATCTATGGTTTCGATGTTGTTCAGAAGTTCGAATCGTTTCGACCTATTCTTAAGAAGAGTCTGTGATTTCTCCGTGTACTTTTGAGCTGCAAAATAAATCAAGTCGCAATAGTTGATTGAAGCGACTACATTATTTTGATTTCTTCTCTCAAAGCGCCAGACATGGTTGTAAAGGTCCATTTCGTCTTGTATGGTGACACACTTCTGGAGTTCAGCTGTCAATTTGTCATAGTCCAATCTTCCCTTCTTTATGTAAGCAGGCTGCAACGCTACGTTGTAGTCGAGTATGAATCGACGCTTCATTGCATTCTTGTTGTGAATTGCCTTACTTGAAAAGGTGGGTTGGTTTGTGGTTGCTACAACAAATGGAGAGCAAAACATAATTCCCTTGTCTTCAATACTTGCCATGTTCAACGGTGCCGAAGCAGTTGAGATGAGTTGCAAAAATTGAGTGTAGTCTGAACCATCGGCTTGCGATCCAAAGTCATCATAGACTGAGAATAATTGGCCAATATATCCATCGTAGTATTTGTGATCTGGGTCTGTAGGCATACAGTAGATCTGTTCTGAAGCTTGCTTTCGCGTTTCAACTAGTTTGAGTTTGAGCATGATGTGCTCAGGAATAGTTGTGGTGCTTAGAACTGACTTTCCGCAGCCTGAATCTCCTCTCAACATAATACCAATTGGTTCCATTCGAGGGATGGTTGCCAATTTACTACGCAAGATTAATTGCCAGGTATCATCTACGTCTTTGATGAACTTCCAAAGTTCTCTCTGTGTCTTGGTAATCGAGATGAGTTCTCGAATTCTCTCTGTTAAAGCGCGCGCTCGAACCATAAAGGCAAGCATGTCCACACTTTCTTGATCCGTTTCACTGGTGTTCATCGTCGTCAGTGCTCCATCCGCTCTGTACCGGTAGTAAGTATTCATTGTTGTTGTGATACTCTCTCCCAGTTCTTCAAGTTGTGCTTGGGCAGGTTTTGTCTCCTCTGAAGGTCCCATTACCCATTCAACAACAGCTTCAAAGCCTCGCTTAATAAGTTTATAAGCGTCTGTAATAGCTGGTCTAATGAATGTAAATGAAAGCATGATTCCCAAACCATGTGCATTGACTAAAGACATGCCAAAGAGTGATCCGGCGATAGTAACTACAATTGTGATTAAAGCTCCAATCCAGGGCTCTTGTTTGTAGTCAGCATCAACTGGATACTTAGACTCTTCCTTCACGAAAGCGTTCGTGAATGCATGTACAGCCTCTGATACCTTAGTTGAAATTTCAGGTACAAATGAGAGGACGATTAAGTCAAGTGCAACATCTAGGTAAGATGCTCCCTTCACAATGGCTAAAACTTTCTTTGCTAAGAATGCTGCTATGATTGTGTACTTGAAAAGTTTGAAGGCTGATTCCCAGTACTTTGCAAATTTCTTCTGAAAGGGCTTGGTGAGTTTGTCAAATCCCCATTCTGTGATCTTATCTATACAGGCATCTCCAAACTGGCTTGCTGTGTCCGTGATGTAGCTGACAACAGTCCCGATAGCAGAGCCAATACCTGAGGTGAGTTTACGAAGAAACTTAAATACCTGTTTAATGAAGGATGGCAATTCCGGATCCGAAGCAGCAGAATCAGTGTCAGGGTCGAGTGTAGGGGATGTTTCTTCAGCTTGCGCAGCAGGGGCATCTCCCATAGGACCTGGATTTTCTTCAATGTCGCCAGAAAGGAGAAGTGATTGAATAGACCAACCACACAGTTGAGGAACTGGTAGTGTTCTCTGAGGAACAGACCAGCAGTCAAAACCGTTCTCATACTTGGGAGTATAAGCAAGGGTTTTAGGACGAAAAACCTGCTCTCTTGCATGTTCCTCAACTCCCTCTGGGTCAACTCTTTGCGCAAAACAATGCGACCAGAGCTTTGGAGGGCGTCTTGGATTCTGGGGCTGCCGTTCGGTATCTGGTACGTCCAAACTTTCGATGTAGTACCAGAGGTCTGCAGACGCAGCCTGCTTTGCAGACCCTTTGGTACACCCCACTCCACTTGAGATTTTCCTTTTCTCTTCACATTCAGCTAAGATTCCAACACATTTCCATAAGGGGTTGTGATCTTCTCCGTTGTGATTGAAGTTGTAATTGACTGACCATCTAGGATTTCGGTCGAGCCATTCCTTGACTTTTGTGACAAAGTTGCAAGTCTTTGGATCTTTCTCATGTTCTTGAACGAGATCGGCATCGATGTGACGAGCATATTGTCTTCGTGGGACTCGTCGAACAGCCATTTCCACATTGCTGTGTGAGAAGTACATCATGATCTTGAGGTCCGTGGGTCCTCTGAGTTGATTCAGGACGTAAATATCAACTGTTCCTCTTGGTGTGTCATAACCTGGTGCAAAGAAT